ACTCCCTTCAACAATTTATTACTATAAGCCATATTAGCTCCCTTCCATTTTATCACAGGCTTCTTCAAAATGTCTCATTAGATTTTCTTTTGTGGGGTTCTTTAAATAAGTTTTCAGAAAGGCTATAGCTGCACTAAGGAATAACATCCCAAGTATCCTATTGGGGATATATAACTTCTTAGCTTGAACTATAAGAACTTTAGTCATACTCTTATAGTAGTCTATGAAGTCTTCAGGAGTATTTAGTTTAGCTTCTATGTGGGATACAAATTTCATCTTAATCCTTCTCTTTCTTTAAGGAATAGTAGGGAGGAGGCCTCTACTCTGACCTCCTCCCCTATCATTACATTCTACTAATATTAGTCTTCGTCCTCATCATCAGATGCTTTTTTGGATTTCTTACTTTTCTTAGTAGGTTTCTCATCTTCGTCTTCATCCTCATCTACTTCTTTCCTAGATTTCTTTGACTTTTTCTTTGGTTCATCATCTTCGTCATTGTCCTCATCAGATTTCTTAGATTTGGAATTCTTCTTAGATAAGAAATAACCTAAGCTACGAAGTTTTCTACGAATAGCCCGGGCCTTGCCCGTTGTAGAATCTTTCTCGTCACTTAAGGCCTCCAATAATACTTTGATCTCTTTCTCTGTATTGCTCATTTTTACCTCCTTTCAGTTAATGGTTATTATTTACTTCTCATTGATATATCTACGATAATCCAGACCCCTCAATTGTCTTCTGATCTTCTTAGCCTTACCTTCATCCCCAGCCTTCTGTGCCTCTTCTTTCTCTTTCATTAGTTTCTTAATTAACTCTGGAACATCAGCTCCTAAGGCCATAGCTTTTCTCAATGAAGTTACATGTGTTGAATTACTTGAGCAGCCTTTAGCTAATTTATGAATATCTTTTGCTTCCTCATTTCTTCTTTCTTGCTCTATTGGAGTTCTTATGGATATAGGATTAAGTCGTCTCACATGTGGTATATTTTTGAACTTCTCTTTCTTTAAGTCCTGTAGGGTGGTCTCTACTAAAACTAATTTATATAATCTATCATTTATATTAACTAAAGTTTTTCTATCATCATTATGAAAAGAGAATGTAGTTCCTATACATAGGGAATCGGTTTCTTGGGTCTCTGATACTTCCTCTCTTTTGAATTCATACCTCTTCCTTCTCTTGTCCTTCATATACCCCTTCCTTTCTCGTGGGTTTGTTTTGGTTCTTTACATTTTCTATTATACCATAAATTTGCAACTTGTAAACAAAATACTATCTACGGTGTGATATATGCTTGATCTACCGTCCCTCATTGAATAGAACCTCATGTGCCCACCTGATACTTAATCCATGTTGCTCGTCAGCTTGTAAAGGGTCTTTATATCCCTGATCTAAAGCATATCTGATATAGGCTTTCTTCACTGCTTCTATATTCCAGATCTCTGACATAATAAACATATCAATAAAATCATAATCCTTATTCTTAATACATTCCTTATATCTTCGCTTCCAATACCTCATATTATGTTTTACCATCTGTCCTCCTTCATCATTCCCTTAATACCCCTAACCATACGAGGTGTTTCAAATCCAAATCTATAACCGTTTGATGCCTTCTTAATCATACCATCTAATTTCTGTTGGCAATAATCTTTCTTTCTTAATCCTTTAATTAGCTTCAAGAGTGGAGCCTCTGATTCCTTAGGTGGGAAGCCTAAGCATAATTTCCCTATACAGAAGGTTACTTCCTTATTCATTAGATCTTGAGCTTCATTCAATAATCTTTTTCTTGCCCTGAGTAATTTCTTTAACTCTCTCTTACTGGGTAATCTTTTCTTACCAATTCTTTTCCTACTATATTTTAATCCACCCTTCCACATATTCTATCTCCTTCCTTCCTTATTCAAATACTTCCCTAAATAAATAATCATTGCTGTCCAGGCCATTTTTCTATCCATAATTTCATCTAGGGTAAAACTACTACTAACCTTATCTAGATACTTTCCATTACTATATATCTCTAGATCAAAGGTTGGACAATCCTTATCTTTAGTCCAATCAGCTATTCTTATAACTATATCTCTTCTCCTTACTTCTACTGCTTTTACTTTTAAGGCCTTCATACTCTTCCTCCTTTCTCTTGGAATTGTGTATTGATTATATTATACTACTAAATGAACCCTTTGTAAATAACTTTCTATCTACGTTCTGTCTTCCTTTTTCTCTTAACCTTTATCTTGACCTTATATCCTTGTCTCCAAGGATGATTCTTCTTGGGCTTCATACTTACCTCTCCTTCTTCCCTTTAGGGAGTTTATTGATATACTTACCTAAGACTCTACCATAAATGGTATGTTTCCGCACTATATATAGGCTACTATAATACTAGGCTCTATATCCTATACTGTTACTATTTACTAAAGTGATACTATTACTGTAGCTGTATATTAAGATAGTATTAGTCTTTATATACATTAAGTAGATTATCATTGTGTATAGTATTTATATCCTTTATAGTTAGGGATAGTGATACTGGTAGTATATCTTTATCAGGCTCTACCAGTAATTCTATACTATCTTCTCTATACATATCCTTTATACATTTTATCCTATCATTGTATGTCATTCTATATCCTTTCTTTATATAGTTATTCTATACAATATATCCTATCTTGTATTGGGATAATATATCTATCTCTGATTCTTTATAATAGAAGTAGATATTTAATTATCTCCTATCCTTTTCTTTACACCCTATCCTATCTCTTGTCTATGTCAAATAGCTAATATTATTATCTAATTACTTATTATATCTTAGATAAATAATATCCCAACCTTCTTAATCTCCTTCTAATTTGTCTCCCTCTCCCAAAACTTACTTTAGCTAATAATTTATACTCAGCTAATAATTTTTTAATCTCTTTTTGTTTGTCTTCAGAGGTTAAAATTATTTTGGAAGTTTTAATCTTCTCTTTTTTAACTACCTCTTTTTTAATTTTCTTTTCCATTTTCTTCACCTCCTTTCTTTTGGTGAATTTTGTTTATATACCCATTATATAATAAATTTAAAACTTGTCCACATATATTTTCATTATTTTTAGTCATAGTTGATATGGGTAAGTTATTGGTATATATAGGGTTATATATCTCTAAATTATACGCTGATAAATAGTTATGGACAAAAATAATAATATAATATAAAGTAACAGTGAGGGGATAAATAAACCTAAGCACTGGGAGGGGTATGCAGTGGGGATAAATATAATAATAAATAATTCTAAAATAACTTTATATTCTAACTCCTCGTCTCATCTCACATCACTCGTCTCTAAAAAAGTTAGAGGAGAATATATCACCCAAGAATATAATAACCCAAATGGGATAGGGATAGTATCATATGAAAAGAGTATTTAATAAACAGGCACTAATAGGGACAGGGGAGAGAAAGAATAATAGTAATGTGACTAAACGTTTACCCCCCTATACCCCCGAGCACCCCCCCATTAGTAAATTCGCAGCCTCCGTAATCCACAAGCAGAGCAAAGTTGAGAACTCTTCTCTACGTTCAGTAGATAAGATAAATAAGAGAAAGGATCAAGAAGGTCGTATCGAATTCAAAGGTAAGTACCTAAGTGATGAAGTGACTGCTTATTCTGGTAATCCCGTACTCATCAAGAATGATGTTGATGCTTTATGGAGTCAATTTGAAATAGAGCTTAAAGATGAGATGAGCAAAAGACATCCTATTGATACTGCTAGATACTACAATCCTGAAGTAAAGATGTGGAAACGATTCTGTTATAACTTTACACGATATTATCAAAACACAGCGAAAGCCTGTGATTCATGTCATATCTCTCGTAATCATTTCTATAGAGCTAGAGAATTATATCCAACCTTAGATTTAATCCTTAATATCATTGAAGATAGATTTGTTGATGAGGTGGAAGAGACTACTAAGAAACACTCTTTACTTCCTAATTCTATTGTAGAACGTATATTCCTATTGAAAACTAGGCGGAAAGATAAATATATGGATCAGCCTCAACTCCTCTCTGCAACTAAGATAGAGGTTAATATTCCCAATATCAAGGGAATGAGGGGTGATGATGTAGGGAATATAGTTACAGTGGGACAAGTGAAGGGGGAGGTTAAAGATGTTGAAAAGTAAATCTTTAATCACTATAGAGTATAATCCTCTTCCTACCCAATCCCTCTTTCACAAGAGTCCGGCTAAGTATAGATGTCTATTTGGCGGGTTAGGTTCCGGTAAGACTAGGGCAGGAGCTCAGGAATCAGTTCTACTCCTCCTAGAAAATCCTGGTATCTTATTTCTCATAGCTAGACAAACGTATCCTGAACTTAGGGATACAACTATGAGAACATTCTTTGAATGCCTTCCTCAAGAACTAATTGGGACCTTTTCCAAATCAGAGAATCACCTCGTATTAAAGAATGGCAGTGAGGTCTTATTCCGTTCTCTTGATGACCCAATGAAATTAAAATCCCTAGAGTTAGGTGGATGGTGGATAGATGAGGCTAGTGAAGTAGCTGAGGAAATATTTTTAACTCTACAGGGTAGGTTGAGACAGAAGATGCAGGGAGTTAATCATCTATGTGGATTTCTTACAACCAATCCTCCGAACATGGGACATTGGATTGAAAAGTATTTTGTTAACATTGGCCCCCCTATGTATTGTCTATTCAAGATGACCACCTATGAGAACCAATCCCATTTACCAGATGGGTATATATCAGACCTTGAAAAGAACTACCCCCCTCAGTGGATCAAAAAGTATCTATTGGGTGAATTTGGTTTTACAAATGCAGGTCTTCCAGTATACCCAATGTTCATAGAAGATCAACATGTACGAGACTTAAGTGACTATTGGAGAAAGCCGGATGGCTCCGGGAAGCTTCCATCTATCCATATCTTTAGAGGCTATGACTTCGGATTTAACCATCCGGCTCTCCTTTGTACTTCTGTTGATTCAAAAGGTAGATGGCTTTGGTTAAAAGAATTACTAGGAGTATCCTTAACAGTGAATCGTTTAGCTGAACAAACTAAATTTCTATGTGCCTCTGAATTCCCTAATGCTCGGTTCATGGACTTCTGTGACCCTGCTGGAGATCAGAAGAGTGATAAGACTGGAGAGCAAACAAGTATTGATATTCTTAGGGCTCATAAGATATTCCCAATCTATCGTAAGAGCAATCCTATACGGAGGAGTGAGATCATAGCCAGACTACTTACAAAGACAGTAGATGGACTACCCGCTCTTATGATAGATAGGGGATGTAGGGTATGTATTGATGCCTTATCAGGTGGGTATCATTATAAGAAACCTATCAACAATGAAAAGTTTCAACAGGATGAAATAGAGAAAGATGGATTCTATGAACACATGATGGATGCTGCAGGTTACATAGCTGATAATTTATTTGAGGCGGCTATTACTCAGAGTAAACCTAGGGCAGGGAGAATTGGTAACTGGAGTGATTTCAAACCAGAGAGTAGATATTCAGTATTGGGAGTTAAATAGGATGACTCTATTACGTTCTAATGCAACTAATTTAACAGAGCCAAAACAAAAGAGAGGTAAACGATGCCAGGTGAAGGTTACAGGGGAGTATTCGGGGCGGACCCACTCAAAGCACCCTCAGGTGGAATGGAAGAAGCATCCATACCGGGGCAGGCTGGGGCACAAGTAATTGAGGGACCAGCTCAGGTAGACCCAGGTCAGATTGATCAGGCTGGATATGGTCAGACCCAGGTAGATAGTCCTGTAGACCAATATCCTAAAGCTAAGATAGTACCTTTGAATGTAGACAATGAAGAAGTACTCAAGGCACTAAATGAATGGTATTCTAAGGATATGGATAGCCCAATCCGAAAGACCTTCCTTAAGAATTGTCAAGACTGGCATCAGGCTTACTTAGGGTATATGCCTACGACTTCATTCCCTTGGAAAGATTCAAGCAATGTAGATTTAGGGATTGTGGAGATGTGTGTAGATAATATTAAATCTCGTTTCAAGATGTCTACCATCGGTGGTAAACCTGCATTTGCTGCGGTCCCATTAAACTTAGGGGCTGATGAGATACTTAGAGAAGTTCAGGATATGATGTCAGCTGGATTAGATCAACAGGTTGATATAGAGAAGGTGGCTGATCTGATATGTCAGGATACGGTGGAATTAGGTAACTGTGTAACTAAGAGGAGATGGGATAGACAAAGAAACAATGTTAGGGTTTATAACAATCAGGTCACTGATGTAAACTTTAAAGCTCCATTCATGAATCTATTCTCTAAGTCAGTATCTCGTATAACGATTGATGTTCAGGAAGTGATAGATGAGAAACCGGTAGTAGAGATAGTTCCTTTAGATCAGATCTTAGTTCCTGATAATGCTCCAGAGGATGTTATGAAGATGCATCACATCATGCATCTCTTTGAATTGGATGAGAATGAATTATCTGAGTTATTTGCTACTGATGAATCTTATGACGTATCTTTAAAGGATGATCTAGCTAAGTTCATGAGGAAACGTACTCCTAGTAAAGATAGTCCAAGAGGTGGAAGAGATAAACCTCAGGAGTCTTTAGTTAAGTCTCTTAAGTGTGCAGAGGTATATTGTAAATGGCTACACCAGGATACTGAATTTGCGGAGGAAGTAATAATCACCTGGGCTATTGAAGCTAAGAAGATTATACGGATGATTAAACTCATTGATATTTATTATGATGGACGTAGGCCTTTCCGCTGGTTCCGTTATAAATCATCCGGTAATGTTTATGGAAGAGGAGTTACTGAAATGCTCTATCCTTATCGTAATTCCTTAAACACTATCTTTAATATGTCAGTCAACTGTATGATGTTACAAATCTTACCTTGGGGATTCTACAGATATGGTTCTAGTTTTAAACCTGAAGACCATAAACTAGCTCCAGGAGTATGGATACCTCTTGATGATGTCAATGATGCTAAACCGGCTCAGTTTCCTCCAACTGCCCGTCTGGCTGATGGGAGTATAGGTTTACTTATTCAGTTGATTGAAAGACAGAGTGGAATTAGTGCTCCCCACATGGGACAGACTGAGGGAGGTAGGAAAACAGCCTTTGAAGTTAAGGCCACTATCTCAGAAGGTAATATCAAACATGAAGAGAGGATAGCTAACTTTCAAGATGTCTTCGGTGACTTGATTCATGATATCTATAATTTGTATAAGTTCAATATGCCTGATAACGCTATATTTAGGAAACTGTATAGTCAACAGGGAGTAGCTTTAAAGAAACCTGTATTCTTTACAGTTCCTTCTCGTTATCTCATGGCTCAATATGATTTTGATTTCATTATCATGGGAACTCTGACTACTGGGAACAAAGCTATTGAACGAGAAGATGCTGTTCAGTTAGCTGATACCTTAATGAAGTTCCCAATGATCTCTGAGAATCCTGATGCTCAACATGAATTGATGAGAGACATTGTTATGTCCTTTGGAAAGAGGAACGTGGATAAGTATCTTCTTCCTGAAGAGGTAGTTCAGGGATTGAAGAACATGAAGATTAAAGAAATAATGGAAATATCTCAGGGTAAGAGACAACCTGGGGTAAAGACAGGTAGACCATCCGCAGGGGGTTAAGATGAAACGAAGGGAAGAGAATCAAGTAGAAAGAATCAGAGATATGGTGAACTCGTTGGGTTGGGATGACTTAGTGGGAAGGACTAAGACTATTATGACTAATGCTCAGAATAATCTTAACCTATCTACTAAGGACAAGTTTGATGAGAATAAAGGATACTTCAATTGTGCTCAGCTATTCTATAGGCTGATCGTTGAAGATCCAAAGACTATAGCTGATTTAGGTATAGTCAAAACTAGGGGGTAGTAAAATGGAAGATCCGAAGGACGATCCCGTTAAAGACCCAAATGCTGCCGGTGCGGGATCAGGCAGTGGAGACGAAGGAGCTGGTGCTGGATCTGGGGAGGGCACTAGTGATCAAGAGATAAGTATTAAAGTTGGAGGTAAAGAGGTAAAGGTTCGTACCTCCGAAATACTGGATGAGAGAGGAGTTCCTTTCAAACAGATGAACTCTGAACTTCAGAGAAAGTTGGATGAAGCTAATGCTACACTTCAACAGATTTCTGAACAAGGTGGAGGAACAAGTGAGGAAGGTAAGAAGGAAGATGTAAAAGCAGGACAGTTCGTTGATCCAGTTGATGGACAGAGATATAATGAGGAAGATCTGAATAGGATGATGATGACTGGAGAGGGAACTAAAGCTCTTCGGATAGTTATGAATCCTAAACAGGTTGGTAGAGTAGTTGAGGGTGCAATACAAGCTAGGGAAGTTAAGGCAGCAACTCGTAGTAGATACCCAGACCTTAATAATCCTAAATCGGAGTTCTTTGTACGGACATCTATGTATATGCAATCTAGGGGATTATATGATCATCCTCAAGGATTGGCTTTGGCTTCTGCTGCAGTAGCGGAAGATATGAGATCTGAGAATAGGCCATTTGCTACAGGAACTAGAGGTAATCCTGAAGAGCAAAGAAGATCTCAACAAAGTGGACATGTGATACCAGGTAGAGATGGTTCAGGAAAGCCTATTATCACAGAACATGAACTAGATGAAGGTGCAAAGAATATGGCGGCTAAGTTAGGAGTTGACCCAAAGAAATATGCAGTAAGGTTAGCTACTTACTTAGATAAGAAGAGTAATAGAAAATCCGAGGAGGGAGACTAAGATGGGAAGAAAATCTAAATTCAGTATGGATAATTTGATTCAAGAAAAGAAGGAAGCAAAAGCTAAAATTAGAGCTGAGAAGGAAGCCAGAGAAGCTAAGGTTAAAGCTCCTATAATCTCAGGTCCAGTAAGTAAGAGGACCTATGATCTTAAAGAATATAGTAAGGAAGAGTTAGCAAAGATAGTTAGTGATTATACAAGAACTAATTCTTTTAGGTTAAAGGGATTAGATTCTCGTTATGAATATCGTTTCATCAATCGTAAGGATGATAGGTTAGATAGAAGGGTTATGATGGGTTGGGAAATTGTAACAGGTCCAGATGCTGAGTTAATAGCTTCTGAATCTGGTTTGAAACTTAGGCAAGGTCAGGTTATCCTATCGGATGGGGTATTGGCTAGAATGCCTAAGCAAATAGCACTAGCCATTAGACAGCGATGCAAGGATCGTGGTGGTGTAATGATTAAGGAATCTTCTAAGGCCCTCAAGCGTGATGTGGGGGAGCAATACTCGCGAAATGTAGAAGAGAGCTTAAAAGTTAGATCACATGGATTCAAAGAGCAAACTGTTATCTAATGGTTTAATCAGGAGGTTAAAGCAATGGCAACTCAGGTTCAAAGGGCTGCTAAGCTTGTAAATCCTGCGAAATGTCTGTATTACCCAGAGGCTGCATCTCAGTCCTTTAAGAAGGGTGAGTTTGTATATCTGGTATCTGGCAAGGTGACCGTAGTTCCGGCTGAACCTAATGACCAGGTAAAGATCGCAGGTATGGCTATGCAGGACGCATCTGGAACAACTGATACAGCTATTGCAATTGCAGTGGCTGAGGAAGGTGTTATCTTTGAGATGAATGCGACGGGAGCAGTAACAGCTATCACTCAAGTTGGAGGTAGCTATAATTTAACGATTACCAGCAACAAGCATTACATTGATCTGAGTGCTTCAACGTTTCCTCGGTTCAAAGTAAAGGCCTTGTCGCCTAGAGATGCTGTCGGAGATACCTACGGCCGTGTCCTAGTGGAAGTATTAGGGTCAATCTGCCAGTTATCTGGTCAGACATCTTAAGGAGATCTTAGATGACTTTACTAAGAGCTAACGCAGATGACCTTATGCACGTTGGTCTTGACGAGGTATTGTTCCAGAAATATGCGGAACGGAAATTTATCTTCCAAGAGATCTTCGACGTAAGAGGAAGTACAAAGAAATACGAGAAGGTTAGTGGTTTCTCGGGTTTTGGTTTATTGGTTAAAAAGACTGAAGGAACTGATTTAACACCTCAGGACCCAGTCCAAGGATATGATACGACTTTTACTCACGTAGCTTATGGCCTGTATGCTCGGGTTACTAAAGAGATGCAGGATGATGATCAATATGACGTGATTAAAAGATTACCTCCGGCACTATCTGATTCAGTGGGTAGGACGAAGGAGTATTATGCAGCTGCGGTATTCAATGGTGCATTTGATACGGCTGGTGCAGATATCTCGGGTGGAGATGGTGAGTATTTAGGTAGCACAAGCCACCCTCTAACGGGAGGTGGTACTTACCCGAATATTCTCAGTACTGCTGCTGACTTAGGTCTTGGGTCATTAGAGGAAGCTCTCTATACCCTAAGATTAACAGTTGGTGATCAGAGTGAGAACTTAGAGATGGAACCGGCTATCATCGTGGTTCCTCCTCAGCTGGAAAGAGTTGCTTGGGGGGCATATA